GAGTCTTTATCAAAATTTGTAAGTATATCGTCTTGCATCTTATTTAAAAGTTGGTCCTGTAACCCAACCTACCACACTTTGTCTTGCACCTTCTTCAACAGGTTCAACTCCGTGCATGATGAATGGCGGAAACACCAACACAGTTCCTTTGGAAACTTCAACTGTGTGTTTTGTTCCTTGATCAGTTTGAAAATAAAATCCACCACCCTTGTAATCATCATTAAGGTATCCCATCACTGTGAGTTTACGACTGAATCCGTTGTCGTATTCCACAGTGTCCACATGTCCGTCATAGTGATCACCTTGCTTGTCGTAGTGTAACATTTCAAATTGACAAGGGCCTCCTAATTCATATCTAAACAATGCTTGATTGGCTTTGACTGCCAACCCGAACATGAAAACTCCGATAGGATCAAACTCATCTAAAGGAGTTCGTTCCACACTGCGAATATTTTTATCAATTGAGCCGTCCAACACTTTGCCATCTTCTCTTTGTTTACTGTCTGCCAACTTGATTGTGTCTTCTATCAATATGTCTGGAATAGTGCCTGCTGGATATTGCCAAAAATATGGTTTCTCTATGGGTTTCATTTGTCGTCTATTGTTGTGTAGTTAAAAGTTAATGTAATTCTTTTCTCGTGTTGAGTAGGAGCAGAACTGGAATGATAATGAGCTCCATCAAACTGATGCCAAGTGTTTGCTTTGGGTGTTAATCTTTCTTTGATTGTGTATTCTTTTGACTCTTCGGTTTCATTGTAAACCACAGTGTCGCCGTCTGTTTCGTTCAGGTAATATAATCCTGTGTGATGAGGTTCTGAGTGATCTTTGTGCGGAGCATGAACCACTTGGTATGGTGCTCTGGTTACCAATCCCATTCTGATTCTAATTAATTCTTTCAATGTCTTTTGTTGTTGATCCAACGCCGCCAATAGAATTGGAAATGCACATTCAAACAATTCACTAATGGGTCCTGTATCTTTTTTAAACATAAGATGACTGAAACTGCTGTTGTAAGGTAATTTTTTATCGAAGTAATTGGCAGTTGTTTCAGCATGGTACCAAGCCACTCCAGGAGTGTCCAATTTGTTCAACACATAACCGTATTGATTTGATCCTAATAAATTTTCTATTCTCATATACTATACTTAATTCCTTGACTGTTTTCTAAAACGTTTTATGACTTCTACCAAAAATGCCACACTGTCAACGGGTGTTTCTTTGATCACACCATGCGACAGGTTCACCACATATGCCATGTCTTGCATTTGTCTCAGTATGGGCAAGGTGGCATTCATTATGGCTTCTCTGTCATAACCAAGCAGTGCTTCGGGATCTATACCCCCTTGCAGTGCCACAGTGCCTAGATGCTTGTACAAGAATTTTACAGGCACATCACCACTTAGACTCACACAATCAAGATAAGGATCACACCATGCTGAAAAGTTTTTGACTTCTCTTCCTATCAGTCTAGGAAAGCCAATGATACCTACATCTGGGTGTCTTGTTTTTATTTCTGATACAATTTGTGCTGTGGGATCAAAACAATAATCAATAATAAAGTCTTCTCCAAGATCGCCTGCCCATGAGTCAAACACTTGCACACAATCGCAACCTGCTTCGATCTGTTTGCTGAGATGTTCCACACAAAATTTAACAAGACTTTGAATATGCTCTCGCGATGTGAAAGGATCCATGCTGGCGACATCGTTGTTGCCTTTCATATATCTATACAGTGTCCAAGGTGCTCCTACAAAGCCTATAAGACTCTTGCTGGGATCCAGTTGTTGTCTGGTTTTTCTTATGGCTTCATACACAGGTTCACACTTCTTAAAAAACGTTTCTAAATCAGTGTCAAATATTTTAGGATCAAACAGATCCAGTTTAGGTGCTGGTGTGTAATCTAAACCTTGTCCTAGTGCGTAAGGTATTATCAATATGTCAGAGAATATTATAGCGGCATCCATGTCAAATGCATTGATGGGTTGCATGGTGATGTCACTGGCTTTGACAGGATCCAGTGCCATGTCTAAAAATCCTTTGCTGGCTTTTTTAATTGCCATGTACTCAGGCATGTATCTTCCTGCTTGACGCATTAACCAAATGGGATATAGATTGGGTTCTTTGTCTATGATAGTTCTTTGTAGAAGTGTTCTCATATGCCTTTTATCCTGTACTGATTGTTCTGCCAATTTAAATTTTCATTGAATTCTTTGGATCCTGCATCAATGATGTCGTCTGGCATCTGTTTGATCTTTTCAATAAACTCATTTGTTTCATTGAAGTTGAAATTTTGTTGCAACCATTTGAGATGCATTTTAGAGGTTGGGTGCATGTCAACTGTTGTTTTGGTTATTAACTTTTTAATTGTAGAATCCCATATTCTTTGTTTGTGAGCAATGCCTTGATATTTTTCTTGAGCACAAAAACCTAAGAAGTCTTGTTTCCAATTAATCTCGTCATTGAACATCTTCATGTAGCCAGGGTGGAACTGTTTAATGTCATCACGCAGATCAACCATGCTGGTGATGTGAAATTTACAAGGCAACGATTTCAATAATGCAAGTGCCATAGTGATAAAGTTGCAAGTGTGGTACACATAACTGGACTCACTCCAGAAGTCTTTGACCCACTCCATTTCAATTTCTTTAACCCAGATGTTGCCACCCAGTCTCCAATTAGAAATGTTGTTTGGTTCAATACCTTGTTGATGAATGTCGTGACGATGAAAGTCTGTGAACTGCACAATAATGGTATCGTCTTTGGTTAAGTTGTTGTGAGTAACACATTCACTCAGTCGTTCCACAATGGCTCTATTGCCGTATCCACTACATGCCCAGTTCTCATAGTGATCATAAGTTGATCCCAAGATGTCTGCCCAAGTGGGCCAAAAGAAATGTGTGAATGAGCAACCAAATGTGTACAATCTTTTTGGAGCAAAATGTTCGGGTGTGTAACTTGTCATATCTATACTTACTTTAAATTTTGGTGCACCTACCAGGATTCGAACCTGGGACCTCAACTTCCGCAAAGTTGCGTGGTATCCAACTCCACCATAGGTGCATAATGTTATTATATGTCCTTTTTGTAATCAAATTCTTCAGCAAACTCTTCCAACAAACGAGTAAACTCCATAGCCGCTTCTTTCTTTTGTGCTTGAGTTAATTTTTTGGATTCAACTGCTTTTAACAATTTTGGGTACTCGACATTTAAATCTTTTTTAATCTCTGCCAACGATCTCTTAAACATATCAGAGTTGGGAATATTGTCGGCAAGTGCATCAGTCCAGTGTTTCTTAGTCAATTGATGCTCCGTTGGATATGATTGATCTTAACAGTTTGAATGTTTTCTTTTTGTCATGTACTTTTTCACAAACGTCATCTGTGGTACACCGCATTGATGTACAGTTGGTCAACGTCAGTAATAGAATTGCACAGAATATTATTTTCATTAAGATATTTTGTTAATCATCAAGTTGATCATTTCATAAAATCCTGTTTTTCTACTCATGGTCAACATTTCGTCCAGTTTAATTTCTTTAAAATGATCCTCAGTGATTTGTTTAGATTGTTCCAATGGTAAAGAGTTAAACACATCCAACAAGATATAGGCATACCCAGCCGCAATCATGCCATTGCTCCATGCTTTGAACTTGTTGTCCTGCACATCAACAAACAGATCAAACTGGCACTGTTTAATTTTGTTTTCAACTGTTCGTTTATCTTCTGATAAAGCATCATCATTTAACTTTGCTCCTAGAGACATCATCCAATTGTAAACTTCAAGCTCGTCTATACTTTTTAATGTTTCGATGTGTTCTTTGTATTCTGTTAGTTTTGTTTGGATTGTATTTTCCATAACTCCTCGGGGTTCTTCATTGTTTTAATTTCCATTGCGTTGCCGTGCGGGTCTGCAAAAAACATTGTTTCTTGTTCCACTGCTTCTCCTTTAAATCTCACATAAGGTTCGTCTATGAATTTTACATTGTGTTCGATGCATCTACGTTTAACTTCATCAAATGCTTCTTGAGTTAGATGCACACCAAAGTGCGGCACAGTGACATTGCCCATGTCCACGTTGTGTCTCTCTCCTTGTTTCTTTTGTGTGGGATCTGATCCATGTAGAGTGAGTTCATTGCCCCAAAAATTTATGTCAACCCATGCATCTGGATATTTGAATTCGCTGTTGTGTTTGGTACAACCTAAAACATTAACATAAAAGTCTACTGCTGTTTTAAGATCACCTGCTTCTATTGCCAAATGGAATCTATTCATTACACTAACTCCTCAACTATTCCGATGAGTTCTGCTACTGCCAACGACACAGCCAACAATATCACAGAGCCAGTGTATGCCGCCACAGCACAACCTATTATTCTAACTGCACTCTTAACAAGGCTGACATAAAAATGTCCTTTGCCAGGATCTTTATTTGTTACTTCCATTACTTGTGCTCTCCTTTTTATTTTTAGTTTAGTGGGGGTGCCTAGTACACCCCCTACCAGGATCGATGGTACGGATGGTGAGATTGGGTACTCACAAAGCCAGTCTCCCGGCACTCTACCTTTTGGAGTAGAGATGTGTTTAGTTCCACCACATTCGCATTTATTAATATATTACATTTTGTCATGTTTGTCAAGTGTTGACATTGATACTTTTTCAGTGTATACTGAAAACAATGTTAATTATTGGCCCATGGTGAAGTGGTATCACATCTGTTTTTGGTACAGAGATCCGAGGTTCGAATCCCTGTGGGCCAGCCAACAAGCCAACAAACCAACTAACAAAATAAGCAAAGGTAAATAAAAATATGTTTAATTGGATTAAAAAAATATTTAAAAACAACCACGCACTTGTTCTAAGACAAGAATGGATTGTGGGCAATCATGAGTTCCAACAACCGCACAAGAACATAAAAAAGAAAACTAATAAGAAAACTAAAAAGGAAAGATAAAATATGTTTAACTGGATAAAAAACTTAATAAAAACAAACACTACTCTACTATTAAAATCAGAATGGGAAGTAAAACCTAAACGTGCTAGATCAAAAGGCAAATACAAAGCAGACAATAAATCTACAAAAAACTACAACGAAGCATGGGTAGGTGGTAAAGCACCAAAGAAGAAGAAAAAGAAAACTAAGAAGAAAACTAAAAAAGAAAGATAAAATATGCCAAAACACATGGGAATTAATAGAGCCTACGTTGCAGGAGACATTGAAAAATCACCTGCAGAAAAACAAGTAGAACTGGATGCCAAAATGAAAGAATTTTTAGCAAAAGGTGGTAAAGTAGAAAAAGTTAAGGCACACAAACCTACCAAACAACAACAGAAAGATTGGACAATATAAAAAGTATAAAATGAAGATGATTATTCTTGTATCCATTTTAATTTTGTTGGCAGGCTGTGCTGTAAGGGATTGCAAACTAGAGCCGCAAATAACTGTTCAAACAAAATCCAAAGAAGCTCGATCCAATTCAGACAGCGAGAGCAAAGACAACGATCCCAAATCCATTTTACAATCAGTAAAGGACAACGCACAACCTAGCGGACAACTGGCGTGTAAATTTTAATGAGTGAAACAGTTTTAATATTTTTCCTACTAGCCATCAAGCATGGTGTTTGTGATTTGGCACTGCAGGCTTTGTACTGTCGTCCCAGCCATAAACACATTTACCTAGCACCCAAAGCCATGCTACATTCATTACATCATGGATTGGGCACTTGGGTTGTGTTGATGATGTTTACCAACTATCTCACAGCAATCAGTTTAGCCATACTGGATCTGTTGTTGCACCACCACATTGATTTTGTAAAAAGTTCTATTGTGAAAAAGAATGATTGGACTTTGGCAGGCAAGTGGTATTGGGTAGCAACCACTGTGGATCAAAATTTACATTTCTCGGGCTACTTGTTGATTATTTCTTTATTGTAATTTCTTAATTTATCGTGAAAATAGGTCCAATGCGATTAGCAGTGAACCTATTTTATTTTTACTATTGAACTGAAATGTTTACAGCACTCGGACCTTTCGGACCTTCTTCTGTTTCAAACATCACAGTTTCGCCTTCATTCAACTGTCTCAAGCCTGCGGCTTCAACTGCTGAAATGTGTACAAAGACATCTTTGTCTTCACAAGCGATAAATCCAAAGCCTTTAGTGGCATTGAACCATTTTACTGTTCCTTGTTTACTCATGTGTTTTTACTCTTTCGTTTTTGTTAATAATATTGAGGAAGTTTATATCTAAAATTAGGGCGGGAGGTTTGTTAATTCTTCTGCGTGTTATCTTATTATTCTTGTCTCGTATGTATTTAGTCGGCGTACAATGCTGAATCGTTTATTTGGGTGTTTTATATAGGTGTGCTACTATTCGTAGACATCAGCAGGTGTAAATTTAATTGTTGCCACAACTGCTGTTGGATAGAGCACCTGTAATACCTTGATCTATCCAACCCACAGTTGCACCAGCAACCAATAAGGCATAAAATACATATGTTTTCCAGTTCCAAACATAATAAAACCAACCATGTTCTTCTTTTGTTGGGCCAAAATCGAATTTAGGTTTCTTCATAATAGTAGTATTTATTGAATAGATTAAATTATAAATATTGTTATTATGGAGTACCTGAGGATGGTTATTTGACTGTGGCTCACCTAGAACTAGGTTGCACTAACAGTTATGATTAATTTGAGATAAATATTTTTGTTATGCCTTTTAGAAAATTGAAATATAAAAATGTAAACGATAGTCGTGTTCTACATACAGGTAGACCAGGAGATGTATTACTAGACGAAGTTACCAATGCTATCTATGTTGCCGACGGAGCAACAGTAGGAGGAAACCCAGTAAAATCATTAGACAGTACAAAAGATTATACCACTGGACAAGCAATTGATTTGACTAAAGATGTACATTTTATTGTGCCTGGACAAACTTTTACTCTAGCAGATGGAACTTATGTTGGACAAAGACTTACATTCATAAGAAAAATTGGCACAGGAGCAACAGAAGTCACGGTTGCGAAAGCAGTATACAACTCCAGTGCTAATCCAGTAGAAGAACTAAATCATGATTGGCAAATGGGTACGTCATCAGGTCCAACAAACACTAAAAATATCAGAGAGTGTATCTGGAGCGGAACACATTGGCATCTAGATTACGAATAATATTATGAAAGCAAAAGACTTCTTATCCGAATCACAACATCATCAGTATCGTATGCTGTTTGAAATGGATCCTAGCAGAAGAGACTTCCTTAAAAAAGTAGGAAAAGGTGCGGCAGGCGTGGAGACTCCTTGGTTCTTGAGAGAGTCTGGTTCTAGACCATTTTTAACAGGATATGAACTTTTAAAGTATAAAGATAAGCCTAAAGATAGAATTCCAACTTTTATAAATGACATAGCCTCAGGGGCACCTTTCATAGGTAGTAATGGTAAGCAAGTAATTATTAATAAAAACGAAGTAGAAAAATTCAAAAACTGGGCGGCAACAAACGATGAGGGAAACCCTGAACTTTTAACCTTACAATCAGATAAAGGTGTAGTCAAGATCACAAAAACACAGAGTCCTTTGGCAAAAACTCCAAAATATGGAGGAACAAAAACTCCTTCTATATCTGGAAAAGAGAGAGGAAAAGAATCTTATAAGGTCAAACCCAGTGACGTAGGCATTGTGGATAAAGAAATCCCTGCAGGTCAACTAGGACAAACCATTATAAAAGCATTAACCCCTATTGCTACTTCTGATCCTGTGGCAAAAGAAGCTCTTGAATTGGCACAAAGAATATTGAAGGGTGATTCAAGAATCAATATGAAATACTTGAGTCAACATAATCAGAGTGTAGAAGCCCTGAGGGATTATGCTGGAGAATATTTGGGTGTTTTAATGGTTGTACAAGGACTTGCAAAGTTTGAAAATAGCGAACCATTCTACAAACACTTGGACGTAGCAGGATTTAATGAACTAAACATATTCTTTCCTTCTAAATCAAATAATCCATTAGCCGATTCTATTGGAACTGTTGCAGGATTTAAAAATCCCAAGACTGGCTTCAAAATAATGATATCATCAAAAGGTGGAGCAAGTGGTAAAGGAGCCGCGACTGCGATGGGCGGATTTAAAATACCAGACGAGTTCAAAAAAAATACGCAATACAAGGAAGAGATAGAGTTTATGCAGGCAAATGAACAAGCCACACAATACACTTTCCCGTTTGCATTAATGGATGTTATTTTTAAACATGCACCTGATTCTATTTCAGATAAAAAATTACTTAAATTCTTACCTTTCGGTGTCGTTCCAGTTGAAAATGCTAAAGAAGATAAAAAAATGATTTCCCTTTTCAAACACGTAGAACAACAAAACTTCTATTCAAAAAGAGGGTCAAAGGCTAAAACATTTTTCAGTAGAATACACTGGGCACTAAACAACATGATCAGAATGAGTCTCGCCAATGGCGCACTGCCAGATCTTGAATCTATGTTTCGTGAAATGTTGCAACAGAACTTTATTAAAGTAGGGAGTCAAATTAGCAAAGACGGTACGTTTGCAACAAGCGTACTTTGGCCAAACAAAGAACTAGCAACTGGAAAAATTAGTTACTACAATAAAAATGAGCCTGGCAAGATAGCACAGAAGGCATCAATCGCAATACAATAATCAATACACACAATTCACAGCCCAGATCACAATAAGTATTTGTATGATCGACACACAGGGCAAGTTGCTGATAGCACCACCAAACATGCCGGATCCCAGGTTCGCCAAGACGGTTGCTCTACCAAATGAGCTAAAGGGGCAGATTGTTTTATACTTTTAAGCATTAAACTATGTTACCTGACACTGTGATTCTGTGTTTGTCCGATGTGTAAAAAGGTGTAACAGAATGATTCATGTTTCCAGGAAACAATACTAATTTACCTTCAAAAGTTTTATCCACAGGCAATATTTGGTTTCTAATTGTGCCCATGGCATCTGTGTAATGAAAGTTAAATGCAGGCAGTCGTTCAATGTTTCTGCCTGTGTAATTCACATGAGCTTTTTCTTGCTCCATGGTGTAAGGCACCTTGACCCACAAGGCAAAACTGAACTCACCATTATGAGTGTGTGTTCCAAAATATTCGTGTTTGGATTGATAATTGACCCAAGCGTCTTTGAGTGAGTAGGTATTTTTTGATTTGTCTCCATAAGCAGAGTGTTCACAATATTTTTGACACAATGGTGCTATCAAATTTTCTAAATGTTTAACACAATCTTGTAGAAAGAATTCGTTTTGTAAATTGCTGGCATGACCTAAATCATTAATCGTTGCTGAATCAAAGTCTTTTTGAATTTTGTCTATTTCTAATTGAACAGGTGCAAGTTCTTCAGGTTGCAGTGTGGCTTGCACATAGCCTTGATTTGGAAAAGTTCCGTAGAAAGTGTCGATCATATGTTAATTTATCATTAGTCGGAAACACACTTACTGGAAAAAGGTTTGGAAAAGCCTTAAGTGGGTTAAAGACTCACGTACTCTAACCCCTCCTATTAAGAAACTAGGGCTTTTTACCAATGCCACCTTCATTCAGTGGAGTTTCCGACCCTCTATGAGGAATTATATAAAATAAGGCCTAGGTCGGCGCTTCATGTTTTTGTATTAATTGACCTAGTTACCTTGCTACTGATTTCCATCAACATATCTAATATTGTGTAAATCAACATTAAGCAAAGAAATACCATCGTCATCGAACCTATCAAGATCCAATAAACAATATTCCCTATAAACTCTTTTAGCCTGCCAACCATGATAATCCTGTAATTGTTAAGATTACCACAAAGAATGTGATCATAACGGCTCCTAAACAACTCCAAGTAATTCGTTCCATTCTGTTTTTTGGTTTGCGAATTTTAAGTGTTTTTACCATAGTGTTACTCCTAGTATAATATCAACTGCTACCAAAGTCAAGAGATTATTTTGGTTATTATATTTCTTAGACTTTTTGGTAGATAATCCAATTCCATGTGTTCTAAAACTGCATTGGATTGGGCATAAGGACCTTTGTATACTATTTGGCATCTATCATAGAATTCTTTGTTCTCTGATGCTCTTTGAAAGTCTTGATATATTTTTTTAATTAAGGTCATTAATAGTATTTAATAAATATTAGCATGAATAAAAGACAAGAAAGAGCAGTGGTCTTAATTTTGCTATTGATATTGATAGGTATTGGCTTGAGTAATTGTGCCAAACCCAACACAGAACGTAAAACAAACCCCACAAGCAACATATTGATATACGGTGGATCAATTGGAAAAGTGTTGGGTTGTATGTTTGCTCTATCAGACTGTGAAGACGTTAAGAAAAACAAAGCACACACCCCTAGCGATGTTGCAGAAACTTCAAAAGAACTGGAAGACAACATGACCAAAGAGTTTGAAGCAGTGGACAAACAACAAGAAAACTCCAAGTAAACTCAATCTTTACGCATAAGTCCTATACTAAAAACATATAGTTAATGGATGTGTATTATAGTTAAATACAGTTATGAAATGGTTTATAATAGTTTTAATAATGGGTGCGTATGCAGATGGCAGTAAAGATTCGTTCTGGTTCAAAAATCCTCAGTTTGATTCAGTTGAAGAATGTCAACTCTATGTAACTTTTAATGCTGACAGTATCAAAATGAGTATGGCGGGTGAATTTGGACCCAAACCTATTGATTCAGTGTGGTGCGTTCAGGAAGACAATTTGTCTAAGTTTGGCGTTCCTGATCCAGTATAATCATTTATCCCATTACTTTTAATAACTTTTTCACTCATCACAGTTACTTGAGTGGGTTGTAAATGTTCAGAATCTGAACTCATCATTTGATGAAAATCTTCAGACACATTAGTTGAAAATTCGTCCAGTATTTGTTGTTGTGTGAATGGTTGATTGTGATCAACTGTGATTCTTACAGTTGCTTCTATCTCTGTTTTGAATTGTGAAGTTTTCCTTTTGCCTATCATATTACTATAATACAACAAAAGGAAACTTCTGTCAATTGTTATTTCTTATCTTCTTCTTTGGGATCAACTTCTTTAAAGTCGGCATCCACAATATTTTCTTCTGTGCTTTCGCCTTGCTGTTCCGACTGTGCTTGTTCTTCTTGTGCTTGTTTGTACACTGCTTCGCCCAACTTCATACTGGCTTCTGTGAGTGTTTTGATTGCTTCTTGAATCTTACTCACATCATCTGTTTTGGATGCGTCGATTAAAGTTGCTTTGGCATCTTCAATTGCTTTCTTTTCCTCTTCAGATATCTTGTCGCCATGCTCTTTGAGTTGCTTGTCGATTTGATGTGTCAGTGTTTCAGATTGGTTCTTTGTTTCTACCAACTCTCTTTTCTTCTTGTCTTCTTCTTTGTTGGCTTCTGCATCTTTGACCATCTTGTCAATGTCTTCATCTGACAATCCACCCGATGCTTGAATAGTGATCTTCTGTTCTTTGCCAGTGCCTTTGTCTTTGGCACTCACACTCAAGATACCGTTTGCATCTATATCAAATGTAACTTCGATCTGTGGTAAACCTCTTGGAGCAGGTGCAATACCTTCAAGGTTAAAGTTACCCAGCAATTTGTTGTCCACTGCCATATCTCTTTCACCCTGTGTAACTCTGATAGTCACTGCCGCTTGATTGTCTTCTGCTGTGGAGAACACTTGACTTTTCTTTGTGGGAATAGTTGTGTTCTTTTCTATTACTTTGGTTGTGACTCCGCCCAATGTTTCAATACCCAGTGATAAAGGTGTAACATCTAACAACAATACATCTTTAACATCACCTTGCAGTACACCACCTTGTATAGCGGCACCCAATGCCACCACTTCATCTGGATTAACTCCTTTGTGAGGTTCTTTACCAAAAAACTCTTTGACTGTGTCGAACACTTTGGGCATTCTGGTCATACCACCAACCAACACCACTTCGCTGATGTCCTTGGTCGACAGTCCGGCATCTTTTAATGCCTGTTTGCAAGGAGAAAGTGTTCGTGCTATAAGATCACCAACCAAACTTTCCAATGTTGCTCTGGTCATCTTTATGTTGATGTGTTTGGGTCCTGTTTTATCTGCTGTGATAAAAGGTAGATTGATATCTGTTTGAGTTGTGCTTGACAATTCTATTTTGGCTTTCTCAGCCGCCTCTCTCACACGTTGTACAGCCAACTTGTCGTTGCCCAAGTCTATACCTTGATCTTTTTTAAATTCACTGATGATGTAATTTGTGATTGTGGCATCAAAGTCTTCACCACCCAGTGTTGTGTCACCGTTTGTGGATTTAACTTCAAACACTCCGTCACCCAGTTCTAATATAGAAACATCAAATGTACCTCCACCTAGATCGTACACAGCAATCGTGCCTGACTTTTTCTTGTCCAGACCATATGCCAACGCCGCCGCAGTTGGTTCATTAATAATTCTTTCCACTTCCAGTCCGGCAATCTTACCAGCGTCTTTGGTAGCCTTACGTTGACTGTCATTGAAATATGCAGGCACAGTGATCACTGCCTTGGTTACTTCTTCGCCTAGATATTTCTCTGCTGTCTCTTTCATCTTACGAAGCACTGATGCAGAAATCTCTGATGGTGCATAGTTTTTGCCATTGGCTTTCACCCAAGCATCACCGTTGTCTGCTTTCACAATTTCGTAAGGAAGTGTTTTGATATCTTTTTGCACAGCATCTCCTTCGAATGTTCTACCAATCAAACGTTTTGCCGCAAATATTGTGTTGCTTGAATTGGACACTGCTTGTCTTTTTGCAGGCATACCAACCAATGTTTCGGAGTCTGTGAATGCTACCACACTTGGAGTGGTTCTTGCTCCTTCTGTATTTTCAATAACTTTTGCGTCCTTGCCTTCCATTAAAGCAACACAAGAGTTTGTTGTACCCAAGTCTATTCCTATTATTTTACTCATTTTAATTCTCCTTGTTAAGCGAGTTTTTTATTATGTAAATTATATATAAGCACTCTTTGTCAAATGTCAAGAGTTTTTGGTAAACTAATCGTAGAAATCCCCAGATTTCATGTTAGTATTTTCCACAGGATCCCAATCTTTCTTAACAGGCTCGGGTTCATCAAACACTGATGCTCCTGTTGTGATTAATAATCCAGCAATACTTGAAGCATTTATCAGTGCTGTTTTTGTCACTTTGGTAGGATCGATAATACCCAATTCAATCATGTCACCAAAATTACCTGTTCCAGCATCATAACCAAAGTTACCTTTACCTTTCAGTATTTCATTTATAATCACATCTGGCGATCCGCCTGCGTTGGCAATAATCTGTCTCACAGGGGATTCAATTGCTTTCAACACAATCTGTATGCCTGCTGTTTGATCTTCGTTGTCTCCTTGCAGATTTTCAATCTTTTGTTTGGCTCTTAAGAAAGCAACTCCACCTCCTGGCACAATACCATCTTCAACTGCGGCTTTGGTAGCATTTAAGGCATCTTCAATTCTGTCTTTTTTCTCCTGCACTTCAACTTCGGTTGCGGCACCCACTCTAATCACTGCGACGCCGCCTGTAAGTTTGGCTAATCTTTCTTCTAATTTTCTTTTGTCATCGCCGCCCTCACTCATTTCAATCTGTTTTTTGAGCTCTGCAACTCTGCTGTCTATTTTAGATTTAAATCCCTTGCCACCTATGATTGTGGTTGTGTTTTTGTCTACAACTACTCTTGATGCTTGTCCAAGGTCTTCCAGTTTGGCTTTTTCTAAAGTTAATCCTGTGTCGTCTGATATCACTTCACCGCCGGTCAGTGTTGCCATATCTTGCAACATTGCTTTTCTGCTGTTGCCATACCCTGGAGAGTGAACTGCCGCACATCTAATTGTGCCTTTGGCATTGTTCATCACTAATGTGGCTAGTGCTTCTCCTTCAGCATCTTCGCACACAAATAAAAACGGTTTGTTCTTTTTGGCAAGTTCTTCTAATAGAGGAACAATTTCTTGAACAGTTCTAACGTGCTTACCTGTTAATATAATGTAGACATCTTCCAGTTCCACAAGTTGTTTTGCTGGATCGTTGATGAAGTACGGACTCATATAGCCTCTATCAAATTGCAATCCTTCTACAACTTCCAGTTCATTCTTCATGGTCTTGCCTTTTTCAACAGTGATAACACCTTCTTTACCAACTTTTTCCATAGCCTCAGCAATCATAGATCCTATGTCTTTGTCTGAGTTGGCAGATATAGTTCCAACTTGTTCTATTTCGTTTTGTGTTTTACATTGTTTTGATATTTTAGAGAGTTGTTCAACCACTGCATCAGTGGCTTTGTCCATTCCTCTTTTTAAATCCATTGGGTTCATTCCGGCAGTGATATACTTAATACCTTCATTAACAATTGCTTGAGCTAACACTGTGGCAGTGGTTGTGCCATCGCCTGCTTCTTCGTTGGTTCTGCTGGCAACTTCCTTAACCATCTGAGCACCCATGTTGGCTAGATCATCTTTTAATAAAATTTCTTTTGCTACTGTGACACCATCTTTGGTTATTGCTGGAGCACCCCATGTTCTTTGTAGAACAACATTTCTACCTTTGGGTCCTAGAGTTATTCTCACAGCATTTGCTAGAATATCTACTCCCTGAATTAGTTTGTTTCTGCTACGAGATCCGAATTCTACTTTTTTTGTTTTACCATTAATTGCCATGTGTATAATACTCCTTTGTTAATACTATGCTAGTATATAAGCATTTGTGTGTGTTTGTCAAGTGGATAATGAATATATTTTAATGTATGGCTTCGGTAACACCGGCACACTTGTGTTCCTCAACAAATTGGACATCATCCAGTTTGATTGTTGGTTCATTTTCCAACAGTGTTTCGTAAGCATCTTGAAGATCCATGGCATACACTTTGAAACAACTGTCGTCATCAGTGTGCATTAGATAAATTTTGACAGGGTATTCGATAGTTCTCATACCAACTGTTTATGCTATTGTGGTTCAGATAATACTAAATCGTGAGTAAGAAACAGCAGACAAGTGTCTTCACTGACTGGGATATTCATTGTTGCCGCAGTGCTGGATAAATTTTGACCAACAAAATATGTGATCAGAAACACAGGTTCGCCTTCTGGGTCAGCACCTTTTCTGCCCAAACTCATGTTTACAGGCACAAATCCTTTTTCTGTCAAATCGTTAATAATTTTTTTCCCTTCAGCACAAATCATAGGCAACCTCTCCCAATGGTAACCTGGAGACAATGTGGGCAAAGTGATATTTGGAGTTTCGGGTGTTTCTTCCGCAGTTATGCTAAAATTTAATAAAAATACAGCAATTAATATTCCCCAAATAAGGTTTTTCATGATAACAGTATTTACCTATGAACAGTGATAACAGTAGTGTATATGTTTTAGTTACTAGATTTTTTAGATTTGTTTGAGGCTTTAGTTTTTTTACTACGCCAAGTTTTTGGAGTAATTGTTTTAGGAGGAATCCAACCTGCATTCTGATTAGATATACCCATTTCTTGATTAGTAACTCCGTAAGGAACTTTTTCAACTTTGCCACCTTTGGCAAGAAACTCTTTCATAAGTTTTTCTCTTTCCTTTGCTTTCCCTTCCAAACTTAATTCTGGCAAATCAAGTCGTTGCAGTTTGACAACTTTTTTGAATTTTGGAGCATTTTTAGGTCTCATCATTTCACACTCCTTCTGTGTGAGTCTTGGTTATTGCAGAAAACCCTTATCAGCCTGGACACATCAACTTCCTCTGTCTTCAAGGACTTTGGGTGTGTGAATCTGACTATACAGTCGTTGACTTTAAGAGTTGCCGAGTTGGTGTCTACAACAACAGCATCGTCGGTGTTCTTTCTCCAATCGTGTGATGAGTATTGTGTCATTAATGTCTCTTTCTATAATAAAACAAACAATTAGAAGTTATTTGTTTTGTGCTGTTTCAATTATTGAATTATACAGATTGTTTGCATATTCAGTAATAGTTGAGGCCCACTCTGGTTGTACAAGATATATGTACATTCCGATTGCACCAATTATTATGCCTTTGATCATATTGCCTTTCCTTTTTGCCTTTTTGTTAATAATATATCCATTGTGTTAATAAGTCAAGTATTTTGTTTTGTACCATTTGTAAAAATCTTTGTTTGAAAAGAACTTCGCTACATCGCTGGCAGGCACTTGATCACTTCTGATACAGTCTGCTATGTTTTGATATGCTTCTACCACAGCGTCTTTGTTCGAGCCTTTCAAGATGTCTATCAATTTCTTTTTGCTCACTTTTCTAACCATTAATGTACAACCTCTTTCTTATCTTTTTGAAAAGGTTCAATGTCTACTGCTGATGAACAAACATCATCCAGTAATCTTTGAAAGTCTTCTTTGGGTAAACACGAACGATAAAGTTTCAAACCCAACGCCAAATACACACTGGCTACCATTTGATGATCATTGTCTACTGCTTGGTTAACTAATTGTTCAAATGTTTCTGAGTATAATTCTTCGTGATGCTCTGCAATTTGAATTTTCTTTTTGATATCGTCTGACATTTATGCTCCTACCCAATAATTTAATAGTCCCAAACCAAGCAATGCAACACCAATACTGTTCAACACAATCAATGCTCTGTCGTGCCAAAGTATTCCTACCCACAACCAACCAGCAACACCGATCATCTGAACTGCCACGTTGATTGGATACAGGTTGACTGCGTGTAGCATCCATCCTACTATAACAAAAACCACAGACACCCATTTGACATACCAACTTAAATCGTGCATTGGTGTAACTTTTTTGTAAACTCTTGTGGAGTTCAAGGCTTTAATCTTGTCGTTTAATTTAATATGTTTTTTATTAGTCATGTCTTTTGTAAACTGTTAGTAGATGATTTAAAACTCTTTCCCAATATGATTTAAACCAAGGATCGTGTGCTGTAAGCATAGAGTTTCTAGCATTACGAATCAGTCTTTCTTTACTGGGTTCGAACATTTTTGCTAATCTATTCATTATTTGACCTCTTGTAATTTCTGAATCAAAAGATTTTTGATTGCATCTCTGAAAGCATCGTCAGTCACTGACGAACTCAACGGTATCATTACTTTAGGATCTGGAAATACTTTGTCTTGAAGTGTTTTTACAGATACTGCAAGGTAAATCAACAGAGCCAAAATACTTAGATTGATCACCAAGTTTATTTTATTTGTCATTTTCCACCTTTTCTATTTCACCTTTGTCGGTTTCTTTTAGATAACCCATTGAAATCATCATGTCCACTGCTCTTGCACTGGCTAACATTGTGCCTTGTTCTTTGCCTAGTTTAAAACTGATATAGATTATTGCACCAATACTCAATCCAAATATTAAAATTTCATTCATGACATTATCCATGGTCCGAACAGGATCAGTATCAACATAATGGGCACCACAATGGTCATGGGCCAAAAGTTTAACAACTCAATCCAATCCTTTTTGGTTAATTTGTATTCTTTTTGTATTCTTTTCTTTTTCATCATATAAGTTTCACCAATATAACTACCTGAAGACATAGTATCGCAACGGGAATGATAGTTCTAATCAACTCCATTGTGTGGTTGTATTCGTCTAGTTTTCTTTCTAACTTGTTTCTTTTTTTCTTAATCATACTATTCTAGTACCTTGAGTTAATTTTTTGATAGTATCTTCTATTTCATACAGTTGTTCGTCCAATTCAATAATCTTTTTTGTATTGGTTTCAAACTCTAATTGGTCTTTTACTGTTATTTTTTGACGTTCTAAATCAGCAACTTGTTCTTTGTTTGATTCTGTAAACATTTTTTCTCCTTAAGTTATCTTATTATAACACATTTTGGTACCACCTGTCAACTGCACAGAAACCGCAGTTTCATTGACTTTTTCTACCAAGGCAGTTTCACAGTGTCCGAGTTGTTGTAATAATCAGTTTCTTCTACAAATTTTGACCAACTGTATGGTTCGTTTTGAAAAAATTTGATCTGTTCTCCACACACAAAACAAACATCGTGTGCTCTGTAACCAGGAGCCTTGGCACCTTTTTGCCATTCTCCCATTGTGGCTGAACAGCCTTGAAGCAACGTCAGTAAAATAATTGTTGACAATATTCTATTCATACTTTATATTACAATAAAATAACCGAAATGTCAATGGTTATAAAGTGCTAGTTTTATTGGCTTTTCATAAATATAGATTGAATATGACAAAACTATTAGAACACAAACACATTATAATAAGAGCAGAAGCAAACAATCCTCCTAAGGATGAAACATTTGCTATCAATTCACTTGCTAATTTAATCGAACGCATTGATATGAAACTGTTGATGGGTCCGTTTGCCAAGTATGTTGAAATGGAAGGCAACCGAGGATTAACTGTTGCCGCAATTATAGAAACCAGTCACATTGTATTACATAGTTGGGACGAAACAACGCCTGCTATCATACAACTTGATGTGTACACTTGTGGAGCATTTGATCCCAACACAGTGTTTGAATGGTTACAACAGTTTGATATAGGTAAAGTAGATTGGAAATACATCGATAGAGAACACGGTTTACAAGAACTAGATTACACCCCTCCAGCAAGACCCTTGCCAACACACAATTACACAACCACAGAAATTGTTGAAGCAATGGACAGCATACTTTCTAGATAAATATGTTTATCACACAACCTAATGGAGGTGAGCATGAAGTTACGATCCATTCAGATAAATCTAGCACTAGGTCAACAGATTCTAGTTGGTCACAAGGAAGAAAAAGCAACCATCACAAAAATAGAACATTTTGAAAAGTCTGGAGATGTGGTTATAAAGACCACTAGAGGCACTAGGAAGGCACTCACTTTTAAGATGTTACCAGAGGTTCAGGCGGGCAATTCAGCAGACAAATATCGCTAAATATTTTTATGAAAGTACAAGAAGTAATAATATCCGAAGCAGGGCCTGCCAGTAAAGCATTGTGTAGAAGCAAAAAACCTGATCATGCACTGGGTGCCAGTCAGTTGGCAAGTTGTAAAAGTCAAGGTTACAGAAAACGTTCAGGAAAAAAATCTTACAAGATTGGCAAGAAGAGAGTTTATGTTTCTGGAAAGAAGATTAAAGGCGAGCCATACGGCGGACCATTACCATTGTATAGTAAATGAGAACATCGATAACAGGATCTAAATGGCAAAATAAGATACTAATCTCTACTCCCAAAATGGGGCAGGATAGTACATTTGCAAGAAGTGTAGTATTTGTATATGAAGAGTCTCCGCAACATGTGGCAGGGCTTGTTATTAATAAACCCACAAGAACAAAATTAAAAAAGATATTAGAATCTAAAGGATTTGCAACAGTTGACATGAAGGACCTAGTTTACCAAGGTGGACCAGTAAACCAAGAAAGTATTTTATTACTACACACAGACGAATGGAGTTGTAAGAACACTCTTAAATTAGGTAACGGATTCAGTTTAACAAGTGATGCTCAGATGTTAAAAAAATTACATGAAGAAGATTCACCAGACGAATGGAGATGTTTTAGTGGATTAAGTGTGTGGTCACCAGGACAATTAGAAGGAGAAATCAACAGCAAGTGTTGGTTGACTGCAGAACCATCAGAAGAATTGCTTTTAAACACTCCTATTGAACAGATTTATGAAAAAGCAATTAAAATCTGCTCACAACAAACATTCAACAAATACATAGATTAAACTGAGTAGTTAACTAAATACTGATATGCTTTCAGTTAATCCTTTTCAGGACATCATCAACAATCTCAAAGAGTCTGGAAATTACAGAGTTTTCAATGACATTCTTCGTGAGAGAGGTGAATACCCAAATGCTATATGGTATGGCAAATACAATATTAAAAATATTGTGAATTGGTGTTCAAATGATTACCTAGGTATGGGTCAACATAAGGTGGTTCTAGATGCTATGCATACTGCATTGGATCAAACAGGTGCAGGCTCTGGTGGGACTAGGAACATAGGTGGAACCAGCCACTACCATGTAGCACTTGAAATTGAATTGGCTAAACTGCACAGCACTGAGTCGGCATTACTTTACAGTTCTGCCTACGTTGCAAACGAATGGAGTCTAATTGCATTAAAACGCATCATTCCTGATATTGTGTTTATTAGTGACAGCAAGAATCATGCTTCATTAATACAAGGTATCAGACATAGTGGTGCTGAGAAACATATTTTCAAACACAATGATCTCGAGCAATTGGAATCTATACTCAAAACCTGTAAAGGCACACCGTGTATTGTCTTTGAATCTGTGTATAGCATGGATGGGTTCATGAGTAAAATTACAGAAATCTGTGACCTAGCAGAAAAGTATGGTGCTATCACATATCTTGATGAGGTTCACGCAGTCGGCTTGTATGGAAATAAAGGCGGAGGTGTTACTCAAAAATTAGATCTACAAGATCGAATAGATATTTTGAATGGTACACTTGGTAAAGCCTTTGGCACACAGGGAGGTTACATCGTTGGTAAGTCTATTGTTTTAGACGCAATACGTTCTGTTGCCTCGGGCTTTATCTTTACCACGTCAATGAGTCCTGTGATTTGTGCAGGTGCATTGGCAAGTGTCAAATACGTTTCAGACAACAACGACTTAAGAACAAAACATCAAGAAAGAGCAAACAGACTTAAAGAAATTTTTCGACAGAAAAACATTCCAATGATTGAAAACGAAACTCACATAGTTCCGGTTCATGTTGGAGAGGCTAAGAAGTGTAAAGCAATCAGCGATACACTGATAAATGAATATGGAATATATTGTCAAGCAATAAATTATCCAACAGTTGAAGTAGGCACAGAGCGACTACGTTTTGCACCGACACCGTTCCATACAGATGCAATGATGCATAATTTAAGAGACGCTCTAGAAAAGGTACTATAATGAATAAGATAAAAAAATATTTGTATCAAGCATTGGGATTTCTATGTGTGGGTATTGCCTACATAGGTTTTGTTACTCCAGGAATACCATTCTCGATATTTTTAGTGGTTGCCGCTTGGGCATTTGCAAAGAGTTCACCTAAGATGGAGGCTTGGTTGTATAACCATCCATGGTTTGGTAAATTCTTAACCAACTGGACAAAGAAAAGAGTATTTCCTATAAAAGGAAAATACGCAATGATATTAGTAATGAGTTCCACTTTAGCATTTACTTGGTATTTCACAGGTAATATGAAAGCAGTATTATGGTCAGGCATATCCATGGCACTAGTGGCTGTTTGGGCATGGCGTTATCCTTCCACTGTAGAAGAACACAATGCCAGAGTGAAAGCAGGCAAGAAGATTGGTTGGCTAAAATAATATGTGTTTAAAAGAATAGAAAACGTATTATCAGAAGCAGACTACAATCAATTGCACGATACATTATCATCGTTCCAATTTGACTGGCACTACTTGCCATCATCTGTGCCACCAGATGTAATAGATGTTGTAAGTAAATCAAACTCATTTAACTTATACGAGCTTGGACAATTTGTTCACATGTTCTACGATCAAAAACCGTTGAGTCCTTATTGGAAGTTGGTCGAACCTATTTTGAAATCACTAGATAAACCTGTGGTAGAGATGGGCAGAATCAAAGCCAATTTATTGATGCAGAATAACAGCGATAATCGTGCTGTGAATTGTCCACACGTGGATAGAGATCGTGGGGGTTGGCACAGTTTAATATATTATCTTAACGACTCCGATGGTGACACTGTGTTGTTCGATAAAAAAGGCAACAGCGGATGGGACAATTTACAAGTTCAAGACACAGCAACACCTAAGAAAAATACTGCTGTGTTGTTTGAAAGCGATCAGTATCATGCCGGAACGAATCCTGTTGACAACACCAGACGAATTGTGTTAAACTTTATTTTAAAATTTAAAAATGTCATTTAAAAAATGACTGATAAATATTAGTATGGATGATGATCGTATGCACATGGAAGAAATTAACCTAGTCGATTTATACCAAGAAGAAATTGATTTTCTTAATCAACAAAACAACTCGTTAGAAAAATCTACAGATCCTATAGACCAAAGACAGTGCTGGAAAAACGAAATTGTGATTCAATATTTCAAAAGAAGAATTGATGAAGAATTAGATATACAAGGTCAATTCAGAGCTCAATTGCCTAAAACTTTACATTAATTGCAACTGCTGATAACTTTAAGATACATGGAATCGTATTCCCAGTTAACACCGTGAACGTCCAATAGATATTTTTTTTGAAGTGGATATATTTCTGCTTCAGATTGTGCCATACAATCAAACTTGGTGCCCACAGCATCATTCAAGTCGTGTACATAATGCATTAACTCATGCATCAATACACCTTTGTCAAACACATTGAACATATTAAAAGTGTCTTTAAGATATATGGTGTCTGTGCTAGGATCATACAAAGCATGGATCTCACCGTCTGCTCTAGCCACCCTGTCTGTGTCTATTGGCAATCCTAGTTGTTCGGAAACTTCTTGGTCTATTTTAAGTATGTCGTTGTTCATGGTCTTCACCCTGTTGTCCAGTTGTGAGATCACACTCTCGATGAACTTGATGGAGTTTACTATGCCATTCAGGATGTATTTTATAATGAACAGTATGAACACACCCATTCCCACCGTGGCGGCAATTGGTAATCCTAGCTCTGCTACTAATTTAAAGAACTGTGTCATTATGTGTGTATTTATAGGCAATTGTACACTAGGAATTAAAAGATTGACAACCAAAAATACACCTGCTATACTGTGACTGCACAGTTTAATATCAGGATTTAATCGGTAAATACTAAAAAGCAGGCTAGAACTATGAAAAAACATACCAGAAGCATATTAGACGAATTAAGAAACATTGGCAGAATTAACAATGTTGAAGCCTTTATTGAGACCACAGGCTCAAACATCATTGAAAGTGCTGTCAATCTGCTCAATACTATAAAAGAAAATTATCCAGAGGACACAGCACAAGAACTGGAGAGAAGATTTTTAAACAGTATTCGTAACAAAGAAGCCAAAAAGTTTCAAGTGGGTGTGAAGAAGATAATTGAAAGCAAAAAATTAGATGACAATTCTTAAAGAAGGCGGTAATGTGTTCAAAGATCCTAATGGACAATTAGCCACTCAACGAATTAATCAAGCAGATGTGGCTCCCACACTTGCCTGGTTGGAAAAAATCACAGGATTAGACCTACAAAGTAATATGTTGGGCACCACAGGCAAAGCACCCACATCAGGTGACTTAGATGTAGCAGTGGATCAAAGCAAAATTTCAAAAGATCAGTTGGCAGACACATTAACACAATGGGCTATAAAGAACAAACAAGATCCTAAACTGTGGGTAAAGAAGAGTGGCATCAGTGTTCATTTTAAAACTCCTATCAGAGGCAGTGCGAAGAATGGATATGTTCAATCAGATTTAATGTTTGGAGATCCAGACTGGATGCGTTGGAGTCTTCAAGGTGGACAACCTGGCTCACCATACAAGGGTGCAGACAGACACGTGATGATGGCATCAATTGCCAAACCACTTGGATTCAAATGGAGTCACAAAGCAGGATTATTAAACAGAGACACAAATGAACCCATCACTAAAGATCCCAGCAAGATTGCTGAACTGTTGTTAGGCAAAGGTGCAACTGCAAATGATTTAAACACAGTGGAATCTATTCATGCAAAAATAAAAAATAGATCAGATTATGATACGTTGGTTGCTGATGTAAAAGATTCATTTGCTAAAATGGGTAAGACATTGCCAGAAAGTATCAAAGACCCAATTGGTTGGTACAGAACATTATTAAACAAAATTAAAATATGAGACTAGTAGAATTTAAAGAAGTTGACAAAAAGAATGTCGCTCTCAAAGAATCAAGAATTCAACATGCAGAAGATTTAATTTTCTGGGAAGGTTCTAGAGGAGCCATAAGAGCAATTGAACAATTACAATCATTAAGCAAAAGCACACAGTCACTCACAATTAAATGGGACGGTTCACCTGCTGTGGTGTTTGGCAGAAATCCTAATGGCGAATTTATTTTTACAGACAAGTCAGGCTTTGTGGCAAAAGGTTATGACGGTAGAGCAACTAACTCAGCAGACTTAAAAAGTGCTATTGTGGGAAGAGGAAAAGATCCTACAAAAAAGAAAGCACAGGCACAGTATGCTTCTAAAATGGCATCAGTGTTTGATACTGTGCAACAAGCAGTGCCTGAAAACATTCAAGGATATTTTGTTGGAGACATGTTGTATTTTCAAACTCCTAAAAAAGCAGGCGACAAATTTATGTTCAAACCCAATGTGGTTCAGTATGCAGTGGATGTTAACAGCGAGATAGGACAACAGATTGCCAACAGCAGTGTGGGTGTTGTTGTGCACCACAAAATGACTGAAGACGGTAAAGTATTACCTATTAATGATTTAGATATGATTCAAGGCAGTGTGTTGGCAATACCACCTACCACACTCAATAAGAAAGATCCAATACAAGTAAAAGGGTTGGATCAATTAAAATCGCTACTCTCCAACAGTGGAGCAGAAATAGACAAACTGTTGAACAAGAACAAGATAGCAGAAATGAAACTGACTGATCTACCCAACATTTTGTACACCTACACCAACAGCAAAGTGGACACAGGATTAAACAGATTGGGTGAAGACTTTTTGAGATGGTTGGCGGCAAGTGCTGTGAGCCAACCCAAAAGAATTAAAATTAAAGAATATGTAACAGCAAACATACAAGCATTCAGCAAACTGTGGATTTTGGTTGGCGGAATAATGAAAGTCAAAGATTCAATCATCAATCAGTTGGATCAAGCACAAGGCGATATAACAGCAACAATCAACAACAAACCAGGTGGCGAAGGCTATGTTTTAGGCTCTCCAGAGGGTAATATTAAATTAGTGAAACGTTCTGGCTTCACGAAAGCCAACAGAGCGATAAATAGATAGGGAGAACAAAATGAAAGCAAAAGAATTTATTAGAGAATTTAGAGACATAGATCCAGCAGATGATCCAAATGCAGGTATGGATCAAGAGTTCAAACAGGATCCTATATTTCATCAATTGGGTAAAATATTAGACAGTAGAGGCAATCCAAATCCGTTAGACACAGTGATAACAGATGATGGTAAAAAATTTAAAGTAACATTTAAACAAGCCACAGTGTTGAGAAGATTGTTAACTACACCTAGTGTTAAACCTAATATTAAAGCAAATTTTACAAAAGATCTTCAACAAAGTCAAACACTTGAAAAGTATTTACAAGCAGATGACATGGTAGAGTTGTTTCTTTCTACGTATAATCCAGAAAAAACAGAACCTAGTCCATACACCAAATACGAAAACTAAGACAGAGGATTTGTCCGTTTCAATTATGACGACAAAACTATCAACACAAACTGACACTTCACTGGACTTTCTAAGTTCACTGTTTGAAGCACGAATGACTCGTGACTCAAAAGATCATAAAGTTCTTACCTACACAGATTGTGCTGAAAGATTGTATATCACACTGTTGATACTGCAACTGTTGAATCAATATCCCACATACAGACAGTTGGCTTCCAAGTATTCCGGAGACACAAAACATTCAAACTACGATAGATTCAGAATGTATTCCACAGACCTATACAACTTTGTGTATTTTGTCACAGGTGACGAAGAAGCAATGAACAAATTAAAAAATCCAGACAGTGCCAAAGCAATGAGAAAGAAAACCAGATTCCCCACAATGGCATTCAATAGATATTTGTCAGCATTACAACAGGGATTGATAGCACCCAGTATCATGCAGGTGTTTTTAAATATTGAATCAGGACTCAACATACAAAACACAGACTACAAGTCAATCAGAAGAAGTCTATTTCAATTCAGCACACTGTCTACACGTGACAAACAAAATCTAGTCACAAGACTGCTTCATGCCGCCAGAGCCAAATTGAGAAGTTCAGACAGCATAGAGCATTTGGAAAAATTAGCCTCAGACAGAAATCTTGAAACAGGCAGAGTGAATGATGCTGAACCAAAAGTGAGTGTGCCAGATGTGAGTACTCAAGGCAAAGACCTTGCACTGTACAGATACATCATGGGTGGCAAAAATCTTGTGGCAGTGAAACGTTTTATAGATTCAGCACTGTCAGGCAAATCAATACCTTCTGCGATTGTGCAGGCATATCTACCAGCAATTCAACTGATAGATGATATTGTGAAAGCCGGACCAGCATACGTGAGTGTGCTAAAAGCACTGCAATCTAGAGCCAAAAAGAGCCGTAAATAATATAGTATCACACAATTATTACCAAAACCTTATAAATACTTGCATATACACTTCGGAGCGAAGTGTGTCATTAACAAGAAAACAGGAGAAAAATAATGGCATCAGTAACAAGAGTAAACCCTACTAAAGCGAACACAGTAGACCACGTCAACGGTAAAACAGTAACGGCTATCACAGTTGACTTCGCAGTTGACGGTACAGACTTCTCTGACGTAGAGATGGGACCAAACGGTGCAGTTCAACAAGTGATCAACACACTGTCTAACCAAGCGACACCAATCATCATCACAAAATTAAGAACTGGTGGTGGTGGAGACGGTCAATTATTTGACGTGATCTATGAAGGTGAGTTCGGAACTGACAAGTACGATGGTTCAACCTCTGAGACTTTCGCGGCATACCTACAAACTGAGTTAAGACTTTTAACTACAGCAGGTATTCGTACTGCGGCTCAGATTGCTGACTCAGGTGAGTCTGCGAACGCGGCTGGTTTAGACCTTTCAAGTGCTACAGTTGTGGCAGGAACAGCAGTAAACTTCAGTTAATATCGACTGATTAGTATATCAAGGAAAGGGTGGACATTAATTTGTTCACCCTTTTTTTACGATGTAAATATCACTATGCACGAGTACAGGATTCACACCTTGGTGGACATCACCAAAGCAGAGATGACTACTATGAGTACAGCATTAACTCAAGCAGGTCACACTATTGCAGGCGTGAATGGTATGTTACAAGACGACACAGCAGATAACGTACAAGTTATCCTACAAGGCGGCGTAACATATGTTGCAGACGGAACAAACGCCTTAGGCGTAACAGGCGCGGCAACTACTATCCTTGCTGGTCCTTTCGATCAGAACCCTGCATAATAATTGCTAGGAAAATACTTAAAAGAGCGTTCAGGAAACTGGACGCTCTTTTTTTGTGACTTATAAGTACGTATGCTAGGAACAACAG